AGACCTGGCATCGTGGGACAAGTTCAAAATCAGCAAGGCCATCGAAGCCCTCAAGAACAACGAACCCGAGGAAATCCCACTGCCAGAGGAGGAGCCATTTTGAGCGACATTCGCACATTGCGCGATCATCTGTCTGATGTAATCAACGAACGCAACGAACTACTGCGTAAGGTCGAATCCCTACAGGCAATGCTCTACAAAGAGTCAATAAAAGTGGGGCTAATGCAAACACGTCTTGACGAGCTAACAATCCAACTTGCAGCACTGTGGAAGGTCGATAATGACTGAGTTTCTAGGCCTCGTAATCATGGTGTTCAGCGTGTTTATGACTGGGCTTTTACTAGGTCAGGCAGGCAAAAAATGATGCCCTACGGCCTAAACGGTGCATACCATTACCCAGATTGCACAGTCACCCTCAACTCAGACGCAGATTGCCATTGTGTAGGCAACATGGCTAAGCAGCTGAGCGTGCTTGCAGAGGAATGCCAAAGACTTATGCAAATCAACCGAACTTTAGAAAGCCAACTACGTCGTGCCACCCATGACTGAAGCCTCAGAGGCCATCTTTCAAGACCAGATAATCAGGCTCGCCAAAGGGCAAGGCTGGCTAATATTTCACGCGTCACCCAAAATGGTACGCCCAGGTGTATGGCGCTCAGACGGCCGTGGCTTTCCCGATTTAGTTCTCGTACACAAAACACGAGGTCTTATCTTTGCCGAACTCAAAACAGACCTGGGCAGACTCTCTGAGCATCAGCTTGACTGGGGCGAGGCAATAGTGAGCGCCGGTGGGGAATACCATCTATGGCGACCACAAAACCTGCAAGCCATCGCAGAAAGACTTGGCCCACAGTGATACACGTGTGGTATGTCCTGCTATTCTGCCTCGGCATCGCAGCAATACTAAAACTGCGCAAACCCTAAACAACTGAATACGACCACGGCCACATACGGGATTGCACTGTGTTGGCATAACACTCGGGAACGAGGGTAGAGCAGTGCGCCTAACCACCTGAGATGACTTGACCTGAAGGGCTGTTAGGAGAAGCCACTGTGCAGAGTACGAACTTCTAAAACGCGATTGGTGTTCCACCCTAAACAGTCCGGCAGCCAACAGCACACAGCTGTGAAATGTGGGGGGCACAAACCACACGACTCGCAGTAGCAACCGAGAGCAACCCGATGCGAAGCGAGGGGCGCTAGTAACATAAGCCACACACCACCCGA